ACTGATGCTTGGCAAATGCCCAGCATTGATGTAGACAGTGTGTTGATTGCGATAAGAATAGCATCCTACGGACAAGGTATGAATGTGGACACTGTGTGCCCACACTGCAAAGCAGAAAACAGTTTTGAAGTTAATTTGAATGGATACATTGATAATTTACGAGTACCAAATTATAATCAAAAAATTGAGCACGATCAAGTGAGAATCAAAATTAGACCGCAGACTTATGCCAGCATCAATGAAACAAACAAGATAAATTACGAACAACAAAGAGTGTTAGAGAATCTAGCAGCCGACGGCAATCAGGATCTGGTCAGAGCCGAGGAATACCGAAAGCATCTGGCCCGCCTGGTGGAGCTCAATGCCAAGTTATTGGTAGATAACACAGACTACATTGAGATCACAGCTACTGGCACTATTGTAAATGAACCAGAATATATCAAAGAATATTATTTCAATTGCGATGCTGAAATCTGCAAAATGCTGCAAACAAAAATCACAGAAGTGGGTAGAGAGGGTGCTATCAAACCTCAACCTGGAGAATGTACCAGTTGCTCTCAACGCTTTGATGTAGCACTAACTTTTGATTATGCAAGTTTTTTCGCCAACAGCTCTTAACTCTTAACACCGAAGGTATTTTAGGTTTAGTTAAGGGCTACGAAAGCCAAGTAAGACAAATCAAAGAAGAAATATTACGATTCTGTTGGTACATGCGCGGCGGTATTACCTACAACGATGCCATGTTGATGAGTTTGGAAGATCGTAAAATTATAAACGAGATAATCAAAGACAATTTAGAAACTGCTAAGAAATCAGGTATGCCTTTCTTCTAAGACTAACTTCGTTAGTCTATTGATTTCGCTAATCGCTCATCAATGTTTTTTTTAAGTTTCATCCAGATTCAATGGTCATACTTTGCCCGCACTGGGCAAAGTTGGCTTCATCCGAGTTCGGAAGGTCACTAGTATTAGAGCATTGCAGAGGCGGTTGTCCGGTACCTCGAGCTCCGTCTTTGTACAACGGCGGTTTACGTACAACATACTAGCGTAGTACATAAACGTGCATGATCGCTCATGCGTCTTTTTAGCCTTATTAATCCTGTTCAAACAACTAAATCGCGGCATTTGCGATCTTCATCCTTGCGGGTAGTAGTTGAGTGCTTCTTGCAGCGAGAAGGCTTCCGTCCCTGTGTGTATTTCAACCAGGTCTAGGGCACACGATATTGCGCTTGTGCTAGCTTAACTGCCTAACTTGTTTTTTATATGGGAGCCATGGACACGGACTTGTATATGTCCGTTATAATACGCATCTGATTCTAAGACTTGGTGTCGGAATTGTTCTCTTGCTTCAATATATGAACATTCTGCTTTTGATTTACAGTAATAAAGTATTTCTCTAGTAAATTTCTCTGGGCCTAGTTGTTGTATGTCTTTTTTGAGTTCGTCGTTTGAGCCATAATACTCTTGCCAATCGCTGTCTATTTTGCTTCTGATCTTTTTTTTCCGTTTGTTACCGTTTTTAAGTTTTACTGTTTTTACTGTAGTTTTTGAAAATTTGGCTAATTTTTTCCCAATGTATTTGCGCCCAGATGCAGTATTGGTTATACAATACACAAATCCCACGCAATCTTCTGGAAGTGATTCCACCAGAGTGGATTCGAATAGCCATGACATACAGCATTAATTATGCCTTGTAGTCTAAGTTACAATAAAATGTTATTTCTTCTATACAGGTATTTGAATCCAAATTTTGAGCATACTTGATAAAATTAGATATATCATTTAAATTTACGCCATTACCTGTCCACGTTGGACGACTTCTACTCAATTCTGTATCCAGTCTATCCAAAGTTATCAAAGTAGTTTTAAATAGGACTTTGTTTGCTTTAAACGATGCTGTACATTGTCGTGAAGCATGAGATAGTGCTGCCTTTGCTACACGGTATGTTTCAAAGCTGGGTTCACGTGCCACAACTTGTTTTTCGCCAACACTACCAATATTGAAGATATAACCTATTTTGTTGTTTTTGCTCCATTCATCGTACACAGCTTCCAACACATTGACCTGACCAAAGTTAGCCCATGCTTCTTGAGGTGGTCCATCAAATGCATTGTTAACAAAAACATCATATTGTAAACTCATTTCAGCTATGGCAGCATGATCTTTTGTAATATCAAATCCATTTGCCCGACTGATACTGTGTGCATCAAATGTTTCTGTCAAATATTTGCCTAACCCTCGATTGCCGCCTGTGATCAACATTTTCATCTTTTGGATCCTCCTTGATCCCATACCTTGGTAAATTTTTCTCCGCACGTCATTGCACATTCCATAAGTTTTTCTTTTCCGGTCCAACGGCTAATCAATTCGTTCCAAAAGTTAGATTCAAAAACTTTTTCTAGTGTGTTTAGATTAACATTCAATTCATTTTTGTATCTACTTATAAACTCCTGCACTTGATTTTGTCCATTGTAAAAATGAGCTTGATTAGCGCCAGGCATGTATTTTGAATCAACAAATCTAGCATCGTACATGTTGTGTTCAAAAAAATTACACGGAAGCACTAGTCCTTCTGCAGTGATCACAACTTTGTTTCCTAACAGTGCATCACACGTTATTGCGGTCTGTTTTAAATATTGTTGAAAACTACTGTAAACGTTTTTAATAACTTGTATTTTTTGCACACTGGGATTACGCCAATCTTGACTCACAGGCTCTTCTAACACATACTCTGTATGGCCATGTCTATCCAGCACCAGCCAATTGGGATATGCACATTCATTGGCATGATCATAAAAACGTCCAGTCTTTCTTGGCAAGAAATTAAAAAACCCATATTCTTTGCTTAATGCTCTAGCTTGTTCAACCTGATGTTCGTTGTGTTTGAAAACAATGTAGTTCCATTGTGCTCTACCCCCGGCATCAATGTATGCTCTGGCATTACGCATGGCCACATCATATTTTACATTACGTCTGTACAAATGTAGAGTGTCTTGTAAACCATCAAATCCAAAATCAATCTGGCCGTATCCGTTCATTATAGCGGCTATTTCTTGCCAATAACTTTCGTCATGAACTCCGCCGTTGGTATGTATATACAGCCACAATTTGGGATTTTTGTTTCTAAAATCTTGCAGTATGTCTAAAAATTCTGGGTGCATGATAGGATCACCATAGCTGCCACAAAAAAATATCTGTTTTAAATTAGCACAATGATCTACAGTAAAACTATAATCAATTGCCTCGCGACTCAAATGAATTAATGGCATGTAAGGATTAATTTTTCCACCTTGAATATTCCTAGGACATTGTGGACACGCGGCATTACAATAGGTTGTTATTTCAATTTGATATTCAGAAATATTATTGAAAGTAAAATTTGATATCATTTTATTATTTTAAACTTCTTTTTTGATAAAGCCAACATGCAATATCTTTCCTCAATACACAAATCTGTGCAGTTATAGTCAAAATTATCTTCTTGTACTAATTTTTGGTACAAGGCACTGGGTTTGTATTGTTCATTGTGGTTTAACCATTGGTCATAATAATTTTTTTGATTTGTGCTCACATGAAAATTTAAACTTTCTAATGTGTTGACAAAAATATTCCACCCGCTATAAATGTTCTCAAGTGCAATAACATTATCAAAATTGTTTGGCAAATTTATTCTATCTTTGGCTAGATTAAAACAATAAAATTTATACAATACCTCACGGTCGGGTATTTTTTTATTAAAAGGATGATAGTCTTGCATTACAGCAGGATTGGTTATTTTAGAAACAGTTGCCTTAACACCAAATGGTAAACTAAATTTGTCTGTTGTAATATCAATGACAGGAAACTCAAATTTGGTGTATAAGTGTGTTTTTAATAGCCATTGTTTTTCAACATTGTTATTATGTAAAACTTCAAGCTGTTTTTTCAGCAACTGTAAATCAACAGTTTCCAGCGCCAACGACATTTTTGATATTTCGCTGTAATCAAAGCTGTTTAAAAAATCACAATCAATCAAGGTTTTGCCTTGATTGGTAGCAACAAATTTGTTTTGACTTGAAATTGTAGAATCAGAATCCAATAAAATTTTCATTACTGTGTCGCCAGCAGATCCTGATTTCCATCTTAATATTCTTATCGGCATACAATAATGGTATCGTCAATCAACATACCGTTCATGAGATTGGTAATGTCGTTTACAGAATATTTTAATCTATTGTAGTCAAAGCGATGTACAGGCAAGGCCACAATAATTTGTTCTGCGTAGTTTTTGTATTCATCAATGTGCTGTAATATTTGTTGCCAAGATTGATATTTAATAAAAATAGAATTGTTTAAAAACAGCAAATTTTGTAGTTTTAATTTTTTCAATAGATATTGCAGTACATTTTTATTTTCAGGATCAACAAACATTGTGTTGGGTTGCCAATTTATTGCAAGTGATTTGTACATCTTCGGTTCAATATAGGTGGCACTGTAATTGAATCTAAAACCACCGCTAAACAATATTCCGCACGACTTACCATCAATCAAACTTTGTACATGATTTTTGGCATTATCAGACATAGGATAAAGCAATGAAAGATAATGATCTAGTAAATAATCATCGTCAATATAACTATCAATTTGGTGTAATATTTTCATTACTAAAATAAAATCTTGTAATAGGATGCGCCCAATTGAATTTGATACCACCATCAACTCGGCCACTATAATAACTTATTAGTTTGTACCGCACATGACCTGTAATTAAATCATATATTGCATGGTCATAATCGTCTACAACCTGATAGTGTTTTTCGTGATCTGCTAAAAATTTGTTAATTGATAGATAAAGAAAACCATTGCCTTTTAATTTTTTTAATTCGTTATTACATGTTTGTATAATATCGCTGAATTTAAACAAACTATTAACAATATAAACAACTAACTGATAATCAGTTGCTGCATTTTTACAAATCGCACTAACATGTTCACAATCACCTAAATATTTAATTCCTTTTAAATTGTGTTGTTCTATGAACTGTAAAAGTTTGTGATCTTGTTCAAAAATATTACCGCCATACCACGCCAGCTGCCGATTTACCAAATTCATTTTATTTCAACATCTGTGTTATAGCTAGTGAACCCATTTTCTTTTACAACACTCAATACATTGTTTACCCGTCCAGCCAATTCGTCTTTGTGGCTAACTAACCAAACTGATCTGTGTCCTTCTCTACTCATTTTCTTTAGAATAGCTAAACTGTTTTCTACACCCGAACTGTCCATGCCAGTATCAATTACTTCATCAATAAACAACAAGTTGATAGGCTGATACAAACTTTCCCAGACATCTCTAAATGCCCAGCTTAAACTTAGAATCAATCTGTTGCGTTCGCCTCTACTTAAGTTATCAAAATCTAATTCTCTACCCAGTTCTTCGATACTGACAGTCAAATCATTTTGAAACTTGACAGTATGTGGCAATCCAATACGATCTAGGTATTGACTGAGTCTAGCATTAAGATAGCTTAGATTTTGATCAATGATACGTTTACGTATAAAGCTGTCTTTGTTGGTCAACAATTTGAGCAGGAACTCTTGATGCTCTCGTACATTGGCAAGTTCATTGATTAAATCATAGTTGATTTCTTCTACAGCTTGGGTTTCCATATCACGAATCTGTTCGGCATATGGATCCGCTTCTGCCTGCTTGGTTGCCAGTTGTTGACGTAAATTGGCCACAGTATTCTTGTGATTGATAGCATCTTCTTTTTTGTCATAGAACACTTGGGGAGGTTTACCTGGATCGCCAATCAATTCTAACGCTGCAACATGTTCGGCCAGCTGAGTGTCATTGGAAAGATAGTGAGCTGAAGTTTCTTTTAATGTGTTGCGTTTTTCTTCCAGTACCTGTTCGTGTTTGTGATCGTGAATGGCCTGACCGCAAGCATAACATTCGTGTTTTTCTAGCTTTTCAATTTCAGATTTGAGTTTGTCTAGTTGTTTTAGCAATCGCACCTGTTCTGATTGGCAAGCAACTTTCCACTTGGTTATTTCTCTTATGTTATTAGTTTTGGTATTATGCTCGTCCAACAAATTGTGATTGGCCAGCTCTTGTTCAATGTCTAGATCGCCCACAACTTCTAAAGCCTTTTTGAGTTCTTGTATTTCATTGGTGTGCTTGGTAGTCCATAGTGTTTGTCTACGTCGTGTGGCTTCAATTTGTTCTTGTATCCTAGCATTGGCATCTGTTACTGCTTTGATACGATATTCTTCTTGAGTGATAGCATCACGAGTTGCTTTTAATTGTTCTTTGAGTGCATCGGCCTTCTCGCTCAACATGGTAATACCCAGCAACTGCTCAATGATAGTGCGTTGATCGTTGGCTTTGAGTGCAAGGAAAGGTTCTGTGTAAGTGTTTAAAGCCACAATATGTTTGAACATGTCGTGACTCATGCCCAGCATGCGTTCAATCTCTGCTTGTGTTTCTCTACTATCGCCTTGACTTTCGTCTGTGATCTGTTGCTCTTGACCGCCCACGTAAAACGCCATGGTATTGGGTTTACGTCCTCTTTCTATCTTGTAATCAATACCATCTTTTTCAAACTCAATGGTAACCAACATGTTCTTGCCATTGGTTTTATTGATAAGATTGTCTTTTTTAATATTAGTTAAGGCAGATCCGTATAGCGCATAGCTTAGTGCGTTGATAATGGTTGTTTTGCCAGTTCCATTCCTGGCTCCTGTGTCGTCTCCGCCCAGGTCCAAGTTCTGTCCTAGTACTAGAGTAAGGTCCTTACGGTCAAACTGAACAGCCTGGGTCGCATTGCCCACGCTCATGAAATTCTTAACTGCCAGTGTCTTAATTTTAAACATTAGAGATTTCTATAAATGTCAAGCAATAGTGTTTTATTATACTGTTCGCTTTGTATATTTGTGAGTTGATTGGTGACAATAGTGTCTACACTTTCAAACATGATATTGCCGGTAATATCGTAATTGATATCTTCGCTCACAGTCTTTTGCGGTATTAGAGTTATCTCTCTGAGATTGTAAGTGTTAACAAACGTTTCCTTGATAAACGTTGCTTCTTCGTAGCTGATATCTACGTCAAGATTCACACGCACATGCATGCCAGGACTCAATAACTTTTCTGTGTTAGTGAGCACATCACTGAGCTGGTATACACGATATCTGGGTTGATCAGGCCAAGCATGATATTCAGGTTCGGCACCCCATTCCAAGATCATCATGCCACGCTCATCATCGTGGTTATCTGCGTAATTGTGTGGAAAGCAATTACCGATATAAGTTATATTCTTTTGCGTTTGACGTTTGTGGAAATGTCCAGTAAACACACGCTCAATGCCGGTGAAGTCTTCTCTTTTCACATCACCGTGATCGGGCATCTGTACCATGGCGTTCATGTAGAATGTGGGCAGTTCAAAATGCCCGAACATGTACTTGGCACTCAGTTTGGGTATTTTTTTATAATCTTCGCCTACCAACCAAGGGGCCACAATAACATCACCGCTGTGTAGCCAATCATTACAAATGACCACATTCGGTAAGTGTCGAGCCCACTCAACGCTTTGAACATCCCTTTTGTCCCTATAATATAAATCATGATTGCCAGGAATAAAATACACACGATCGAAGTTGTCGTTGAGATGTTCCAAAGCACGGAGACTATAGTTAAGAGTGACAATATTGATACTAGCACGATTGTTATGCCAATCTCCAAGAAAAAATGCCGTTTCACATCCTTCCTCCTTTGCTTTGGCAGTAAACCATTTGATAAAGTTTAGGCAATCATCATTGTGTGTTTGACTATTGCTTTTTAATCCAAAGTGTATATCTGTGCAGACTGCTGCTCGTTTGAATAGATTAGACATCTTGTTAGTTTACAACTTTTAAACGCACTAAGTCCAACTCAATCGTCATTGAAATCGCCAGACGGAGCACCACCGCCCCACGAACCCATGCCCTGTCTAGTATAACTGGGTGTAAGTCCATTCATTTCAAGGATGTCGTCCCGGAGATTTTGATTGCGTTTTTCAATATTGAGCACTCGAGTAAAGCTATTGGTGATAGCAGCAGTATAGTAGGCAAAAGGATTTTGACTCTTGCTTTCGTCAAATTGTAGTCCTATTTGTGATAATTGTAGCAAGGCTTGACTACGCATTTCGTCGTTGTAGGTATAACCACGCCAGTTGCTACGTGTGGCATAACGTTCGCACAACTTCATAAACATGTGTGCCAGTGTGCGTGTCATTGTGCCATGTTCTCTATTAAAATTGCCTTTGATCAAATCACCTTGCCAATGACTTTTGCCCACACAGTAGGGCACACCATCGTCATCGATCTTGAAGTGCTGGAACGGCGGAAAGTTTACCTTGACAAATTTGCTTGGTAAAACAACACTGGCATCATCGTATTCTGTTAGAGGATCTGCTTCATCATCCTCAACCAACACCTTGGCTTTTTTTGATTTAGCAGTATCAGTTGGAATATGATCCCAGGTCATAACTCTAAAAACTACGTCTGTGGCAGGAATCTTGCTGGGTTTTATAGCAAAGTCGTCCAACTTGAGTTTTACTGTGCTAGTGGATTGCGCTAGGTCGTAAGCAGCACGAGCCAGTCTTTCTGCTCGTAATTTACGTCCTTCTGCAGTGTTCTTTTTGTTAATTTTGTCAATTGATGGCAAAATGATGTCGTAATAGGCATCTTCTGCAGTTAGAAAACTGCAATAAGTCATCTTGCTTTTGTGTATTTCTTTTAAAATGTCTCTGTTGTTTAGGTAGTTGTGTTTCATCATGTTCCTTAAAATACTCAGTTAATTTAGCAAATAAATAATAAAAATGCAAGAAGAATTTATATGCCAAAAGTTACTCAAATCTTAACCAATCTTGGCGGCGCCGCTAGATCACTTACCAACACAGTGGCCAGTCGAGTAGCCGGCGCCCCGCAAAATTTTATTCCAAATAACGGAAACTTTACCTCGCAAGCAGGCGGGTTTCTGCCATCCAATATACGAAGACAATTGGCTGGATTGTTGCCAGGAGGCCGTGCTGTGCCCAAAGCTTTTACCCAAGGACCCAACATACAGTTTGGACCTCCTGATGATGCTGATAATGATTGGCGGGTACGAGTAAGCATTAATCCTAGTAGTAAAATTTTGTATTGGGATTCGGGTGCAACTGGCTTGTTATCGCCGTTGAGATTTACCGATGGATTTATATTTCCTTATGTGCCAAATGTTACTGTTTCGCATTCTGCAAATTACTCCTCGGTTCCGTTAACACACTCAAATTACACACAATATTTTTATGAATCAAGTTCAGTTGCAGCTATCAATATTTCAGGAGACTTTACTGTTCAAAATGTAGACGAGGGCAGATATTTTTTAGCGGCATTATACTTTTTTAGAGCCTGTACAAAAATGTTTTATGGTGCTACAGGTGAATATCAAGGCAGTCCACCACCAATTGTGTATTTAAACGGTTATGGACAACACTATTTACCAAACGTGCCTTGTGTAATTACTAACTTCAGCCACACCATGCCAAACGATGTTGATTATTTAGAAGTGCGAACACCACAGTCTGCAACAACCAAAACTACCAGCACCACGTTAACAGGAGCATTTGGATCTATAACATTACCACAGGTGTCCGGAGCAAACATGACTGATAAAAGCATTTCGTCGCAGACTATCAATACTGCTTTTAATAGGGTGCCTACAATTAGCACATTCAGTCTTACATTGCAGCCGGTAATAAGTAGATCGCAGGCCATTGATTTTGACTTTAAAGAATTCGCAAAGGGTGGATTGATAGTTGGAAAAAATAATCCATATCCAGGAGGTTATCTATAATGGCACAAGTAGTTTGTGGTGGGTGTTTGCTCAGCGCAATCCCAACACCTTGGTTGATCCTTTGCGCGACTTTGTTGCAGGCACAAGAATTTATATACCCAAGATTGAAACACTCAAACAAGACTTGGGGGTATAATCAATGGCTTCAGAAGCAAATTTCAGTGGTGACGCAGCCAACACCAATAGAAACACCAGTGTACAAGGTGCAGGCACATCTGGCAACTCGTCGTCGCTGTCTCCCAAACCACCAGAGCCAACTCCTTTCAACAAATTACACGCCTATACCAGTTATACCTACAGAATAACTTTGTTTTTCTTGACCAGTAAAGATTATAACAATCTTGCTGCCAATCCCAGTAAATTTACTCCCAAGTACGCACTTATCAGCAGTGCTGGAGGATATGCCAAGGCCGCTGGAATCAGTGACACTGACACTATTAGACATCCTGATTTTCGTACAGATTTTTTTATTGACAATTTGTCAATTGAAACTGTAGTAGGACTCAATGCCAAAAACAAAGCATCAAATGCCATAGACATCGGCTTTACTATCACAGAACCCTACGGCTTGAGTTTGTTAGACAGATTGTTGAGTGCTTGTGAAACTTCCGAAGATAAAAACCCCAACTATACCACACAACCGTATCTGTTACAAATTGATATGTTGGCCAGTCCCACAGATGACATGCTGAGTCGATACAATAGAACAGACAATTTGATTGACAGAAAAAGAATGGCAATTAAATTTATTGAAATGAAGATCAAACCCAGTGCAAGCGGTAGTGTTTATTCTTGCAAAGCTATACCTTTCAATCACAGTGCATTTGATCAGGTAACTGCCCCTACTCCAGTTCCGCTAACTGTAGAAGCAAAAACTGTGGGTGATTTTTTTTCTAACGACGACGATCAGTCACAACTGTTTGGAGGAGTGTTAAAAGCCAATCAAGAGCGTGAGGAGCGATTGGAAGCTGAAATTGAAAAATGGATCAAATCAAATCCTATTATTGTGAATGGACAGGGCCGACAACCTACC